TTCACCACACTCGCATTAATTTTTAAAGAACAAGTGTGTATTATATACGAACTGGCATCTTTGTCAACCAGTTGTTGTACAAATACAACACAACTTGGAGTGGGTGACAGGAATCGAACCTGCATAAAACGGATTTGCAATCCGTTCCCTAGCCTTTCGGGTCACACCCACATAAATTTGGTACCCCCGCAGGGAGTCGAACCCTGATGAACCAATTATCTGTTGCTTACGGGATATAAATCCGCCGTTTTACCATTAAACTACAGGGGTGAATTTGGTGGAGAACTAGGGAGTCGAACCCTATGACCGTATTTCTACGATCTACGGATTAGCAATCCGCTGCATTACCATCCTGCCCGTTCTCCTAACTGGTGGAAGCGGTGAGATTCGAACTCACGGACCCATCTCTGGGTCGGCAGTTTTCAAGACTGCTGCAATAAACCGGGCTCTGCCACGCTTCCAATAAACCATATAGAAACACACTGTTTAGTTCCGAAGACCTATCGGCAAGCCGTAAAGGTAGTGTGTTTTTATATGGCAGCCCATCAAGGATTCGAACCTCGGAATGTCGGAATCAAAATCCGATGCCTTAGACCAACTTGGCGAATGAGCTACAAATAATAACTCTATAAATTTTTAAAGAACAAAGTGTATTGTATGACAGATTCAATGACCTGTCAACAGCAGTGTTGTTTTATCGCAACACCAAACAAAAAACCCTTAGAGTTTTAGTCTAAGGGTCTTGTGTTTAGAGTCTTTTTTTAGAACTTAGTTCTTATGAATCCTTTTTACCACAAAACCCGGTCGGCCATGACGCATCACCACAATTAATTGTGCGATACTCTGGCTGCGATCTAAAGGGTTTATGTATGAGGGACACGATTCTTCCTAAAAAAATTAACAATGTTTGTATTATATAGGCGTTTTTTATTTTTGTCAAGCGATTTATAAAAATTATTTTCTTCTATGTTTGTTCACAAGATCCAATAAAGATTCATAATTTGGTTCTGAACATAACACATCATGCATTTCAGAAATTGATTTTTCATCCAAATCCCACCATTTTAATTCTAATAACAAATCTATGATTCGACCTTCAAATCTGTGTTTGATATATTTTGCGGGATTTCCACCGACAACTGTGTACGGTTCAACGTTCTTTACAATATGTGAATTAGCAGCAATAACTGCACCATCACCTATTGTTACACCAGACATTATGGTAACACCATGACTTAACCATACATCATTACCTATATTAATATCACCTTTTGTGCCTGTTTGACTTCTGTGTGGGAAGGTGCTTATCCAGTTTACTTTATGGTCACCACCTAAAAAGACTTTTACTCTGTCGGCTACTGAGCAATATTTTCCTATTTTGCATACGGCACCTTCATTCCACTGAAACACCTCAATTTTATCTGCACCATAGGTTTTATCACCCCAATGAACATGAGACATTATCTTTTCCAGGCAATTGGTTTTTCTATTATTGGTGCGGAAGGATCAACAAAATCATCAAATATTTCCCACAAGTGTTCTGATACTACAAATTTTGTTAGTAACCCAGTTTCACGACCATAAGCATCTATTTCCCACGGTTGAATCCAATAATCTATTTTGTCCGGATCTATCTTGGTATTGCGCCATTTAGTTAAGGTATCATTGGTTTCACCAAAAATATATTGTTTTACATGCACCATTTCATGTGCAAGTGTCTCTAATATTCTTCTGGAACCTATCAGTGGATTCAATTCAATAATAAAATGTCTGGGTTGTTTTCTACTGTTATAGTCTTCAACACTTGCAAAACCATAATCATCTAACTTACTATCGAAATGTATTTCGGTTAGACAATTATTTCGTATTCTAGTATTTGGTATAAGTTCTTTTGCGTAAAATTGGGCAGCCCTATAAACGAAAGGTTTGAAGTCTTTATCTGGACAGTTTAATATTTGTACCTGCATAAAAGAATCTCCATTTTCCAGACACTATTATCCACATATATTTATCAACTAGATTTTTTCTACTTTAACTCCCGCTTTCTCCAGGAATCTAAGGCCATCATCAGTACGATAACTATTCCGATAATACACAGAATTGATACCACTTTGAAAAACAAGTTTGGCACAATCAAGACAAGGTGCATGAGTAATGAAGATAGAAGCGCCGTCACCAGATTCAGTCGATTTTGCCAATTTGGCGATAGCGTTTGTTTCCGCATGGAGAACCTCAGGTTTAGTTTTTAAACCATAACGAACATTACGTTGAGCACCTTCGTGCCATCCTTCGTAAGGATACTTGGACTCAATCTCTTCAGGATCAAGCCAGCCGCCCGCACCACTATCCCAAACTTTGTCTTCACAATCGTTATCCCAACCAGCTGGCATTCCGTTGTATCCAATAGAAATGATGCGATCATCTTTTACGACAATCGCACCAACATGAAGTCTACGGGCCGAGGACAGTTCTGCGAACACCTCGGCCGTTTTCATATACGCATCACGAAATTTTTGTTTCACTTTGTTTTCCCTGCAAGTTCTTTATAACCATCCCAACTTGGATGAATTTTATCAGATTGAACTCTGGTGATAGGTAAAACTACATCACCATTTTTTTTAGCAACATCTGTGACGATGCGTTGTATTTGTCCTATAGACACTTCACTTTTGGGTAAGTTGCCTACAGGAAGAATCCAAAATACTTTTGATGCTTTCACTTTGGATCTCATGGTCAACAACTCTTTTTCTGTTTTGATATGTTTATGATCATTAGTTGCAAGACTGATAATAACTGTGTTTGCACTCAAGTCTTTATCACCATACATTTTATTCCATTGCCAAGTGTTGATGCCACCTTTAGAGTAACTAACACACTCGGGTCGATACACCGCTGTACCAACTGCAATGCTATCACCAATAATCATACAATCAATCATAGAACCTCATATTCTTCTTTACCAACACCGCATTCTGGACAAGTAAAATCTTCAGATAGTTCTTCCCACTTGCCTTCAGTTTCTTCATCGTGGACGTGGCCACAAACTACACAAACATAATCGGGTTTCATAGTGCCTCCATTACTTTTTTATATGCATTTGCGTGACGTTCTTCAACCTTCTTCAAAGCAGCAAAACGTTTTTCAGCTTTAGATAACACAGCCTTAAATGCTTCTGCGTGTTCAAAAGATTCTTCAATCTGACTACGCATTTCTTTTTCAGCTTCAATGTCTTTTTCTTTTACTGCAATGGCTTCAAACTGTGGATACATTTCTGTATACTCATAAGTTTCACCATCGATTGCTTTCTGTAGGCATTCTTTAGTAGAAGGCTTACCAATCAACAGTTCTAGGTGACCCCATGCATGTTTGATTTCTTGATCAGCGGTATGTTCAAAGTGTTTTGCAACATCTTCAAATCCCTCTTCACGAGCAATCTTAGCAAAGTATCGATATTTGATATGTGCCATTGACTCACCAGCCAATGCACTCTCTAAGTTTTTTAGTGTGACAGACATGTTTTTCCTTTTAAAATGGTGCGCCCGAAGGGACTTGAACCCCTAACCAACGGATTATGAGTCCGCTGCTCTAACCATTGAGCTACAGGCGCAATTATTATTTGATATATTCTACACTGTCTTTACGCAACCAATGAATGACTTGTGTATCATTGCCGGCAGGAAGACGTTTGTTCACAGCAATAAATTCCACACCATCAATTTCTTTTGATGGCCAATCAGAAAATGTGTAGAACTCCTCAAGAGAGATTTTTACACGAACTTTTTTGAGAATAGATTTTTTTTGCGTTTTCATAATAAGATTATACATGTAAAAAGAGGGTCTGTCAAGACCCCCTATTTGGTTTTAGGTATTAACTACCTCTTATACGTGGTCCGGACTTATGTTCTTTAATTTTTTGGATTATTTCCAAAATAACTTGTAACAGTTGTTTCAAAAACATTTTTAGTCCTTACTTTTCACGGCAATTTTCTTTACCATGTCTTGTGTTTTAACCAGGTTTTCCAACCAAATTTTCAACATGCCATTAGCAAGTTCGGCATTTTCAATTTCAATTTTATCCGCGAGTTTGAATTCACGGGTGAAATTGCGGGTAGCAATGCCTTTGTGTAGGAATGTACCTTCTTCTGGTTCACTGTCCTGGGTTGCACCTTTGATAACCAGTTTGTTACCTTCCATGGTAACTTCAATGTCGGATTTTGCAAAACCAGCAACTGCCATTTCGATAACCCATTTGTTATCTTTGACTTGGCGAATGTTGTATGGAGGATAAGAAGGAAGATTCTTGGTCACAGTCTTTGCCATTTCTTGCAGGTCATCGAACATTTTGTCGTAACCAACAGCGAAAGGGTCAAATTTGTGGAAGTCGAAAAGACTTGAGGTGAGATTTGTCATATAGTTCTCCTATTAAGCGAGTATAAAATTTGCAACCCCGAAGGCGTTGCGGTTAATCCAGCTTACCTTATACTGGTCCGAACTTGCGTGTCGGAGGTGTAATTACACGGACGCCTTTTACCGTAGCATCAAACAGGCCCTAAGGTGGGCATTATTGGCACCTGTGGATCTTTTACTACCCTTCACAGGTATGGTAGTTTCCCATCCCGATGGGACTGAGATTATAAACTTATTTATATCGGATGTCAAGAATTATTTGAACGTTTACCAATATTGTATTTTGGTACCAATTGCCATTCGTTCTTTTCTTTATGTGAAATGATCTTCACTTGAGAAAGAAAGATTGGTTCTGGAGTTTTGGTTTGTTCTTTGTTGACTATTTTTAAAAGACCCCAGTCCTCCAATAAATTGACAATTGCATTTCTGCGTGACAAGTCATTTTCGGTAATATCGGTTTCTTTTCCGTCTAGGGCAAATAGTTCTTTGAAATGTACCACATAATATTGACCACGTTTGTGCAATATGTGGCAAGATTGGTATAAAGTCTTATCTTTTTTCGATGCAACACCTATGCGGGTGAGGGTTTCTCGCACCTTCAGAAAATCATCTTTTTCTTTTAAAGTTACTTCTATCAGATTTCTAACGTCATTCATTTCACCCGCCCTTATCTGTTTTTATTTTTATTTCAGAAATTTGTTCATCGGTGAGAATACGCAAAGCCTCTTTGGCTTTTTGATTCGAATAACCAAAATAGGCTTTTACACAATCAATATTCTCATCTTTTTTAGACTTTTGCCAAGGAGCGAACTTACGCTTCATGGGTCTAATGTTATTTAGAAAATACTGGTATTGCATATCTTTGTCGGTACCTGGCCAGAGATTCATCTCACTGACATAAGGCACACAATCTAGGTGATAAGACAAGGACCGATTGACAATAAAGGGTGCGTAATCCTTGAAATCTAGTTCATCTTCTGCCTTTTTCTTGTGGAGAACTAGGTCCACATAGTCGAACGGACTCATTTAAATGCACACTCAACCATGATTTCTGTAAGACAGGCGATAAGATTAATCTCATGGTCTGCAACGAATGCGGCTTGATATTGATACTTCGCAAGAATCACAACCATCTGGGGCACAGAATTTGCTTCCAACACAACATACAAACCATCATAGATGTTTCTGAAAATGCGTGTCGGATCATTGTCCAGGTTGTTTGTGACCCACTTACGGCACGATGCAAAGTCTTTATCTTTGAGTGCAGTAACGAGTTCAGTCATACGAATTTCAGAGACTGATGCAAGAATACCTTTGTCGATGGTACCACCAGCAGCGTATCTTTGAAGTTCGTTTAGAATTCGACGATTGTCTGGAAAGTGTTTAGTGATAACGGATGCAACAACTTCTTTTTCATAGGTGATGCCTTCAGTTTGAAGAATGTTTTCAACACGTT